CAAAGAGCAGGGCAAACTGCGATACTTCTGCGGTATTGGTTTCCGTGAGAACGCCATTTTTGTCCAGCTGCTCGCCGAGAATATCGGTTGCAAAATCCAGCGGAACGAGTGCGATTTCTAAGTCGCCGGTATAGCCAGAGTTGTTGTTGAGGACGTAATACACGCCGTCATCAGCGTAAAAGTTGGATGCTTCGCCCTCTGCATCAATCGACAGGGATACTGCACCCGGAATGCGAACTGGTTCTGCAAAGGTTGGTACGCCTTCGTCATCGAAAGACAGAATCTTTGCATAGTGTACCTTGTTCAAACCAAATTTGACCTTATTTTTCTCCAAAGCCATCGGTTAAACCTCCATTTCATAAAGTACTTCATACAGCTGTTCGGATGCAATCCAAACTTCTGTTTTTGTGTAATAGATTTCATGTTGAGAAAGAATCGTTTCCACCTGTTCTTCCAGTTCTGGTTGCTTCTGGTCGGTATAAAGTTCAATATTCAGCTGCTTAGAACTGAAATACCGATTGTTGTCCGCAGAAAAAGTATGTTCTCCTGGGGAAAGAAAAAGCAGAAACGGGGGATTCGGACTTTCACCCTCTGCAAAATGATGATAGGAAAAGGGCAGCCCCATCTCTTCCATCATTTCTGCGATTTGTTCGTAGGTCATGACAATCCCTTTCGTAGTTCCTGTTCCAGCAATTCTAAACCGTGGTCTTCTGCAGGTTTGATGTGTTTGATTCCATCTACTTCCCGACCACCACCACGTCTTGCATGTCCATTCTCCAGCAGATGGGCAATCGGATACCGCCTTGGAGAACACACAGTCAGGTTTAAATTGTGGCTGCTTTCCTGTATTTTTTTCACTTTCCAGCTTCTTGCATAGGCTCCGGTTTCTTTTGGGGCGGTTTGAGAAATCTCTTTTTTCACCTGTGCAGCCGCTTTTTTAACCGCAACTTTTGTGGCAGCATCCGTCAGATTTGCATATTCCTGTAAGCATTTCATAATTTCCTCTGCCAGATTGTCAGCTGTTGCCATTTGCCTCCCCCGCCTTTCTCGCCGTTGCTGTCAATTTCAAGTAATCCTTGCGGATAAAATCCGGTGTTACGCTCGTGATGTCATAGACCATCCCCTGAAACAAAATCCGGTTTGCAGATGTGGACGGCATCCATTGTCGTTGCTGCCGGATATAAAAGTCCAGGGTCTGTACTTCTTTGGTCACGCCAGCGTCCGTATTTTCTACGGAAGATTTCAAGGTTGCCCTTGCCCAGCAGGAGAACGCTTCTTCCCATTGGTTGCAGTGGTTGCCGATGGCATCGACTTTTACTCGCTGCTCTAATAGGGTAATCCGCTGGTTCAGCGTGCCGATTTCCATCAGACAACCCCCTCTCGCTGTGCAAACAGCAGCGACCGCAAACTCAGATTCAGCTTGGAAAAATCAGCGGTATTGCGGTTCTCGTAGAGATAGGAAACCGCATAGAGGATTGCTGTGCGTGCGGTGTCCTCGTGTTCGGAAAGCTGTGCTTCGTCCATTCTGCCCACGCTCATGACCTGCTGTTTTGCCGTTGCTAAGAGGGAGAGCAACAACGGGTCTTCCTCCTCAAAGTCGATTCGCAGATACTGTTTGACTTCTTGTAACGTAACCATTAGCCGTTTTTGATGGTCAGCGTCTTAACGGCTTCAGAGAGAATCAACTTGCCGTCTACTCGCTGGGAGGCGAGGAAGCCAACCTGTCCCGTCATGGCAAACAGTTCGTTCAGTCGCTTGAAAGAACGCCCCTGCCGGTCGCCAATCCAGTAATAGCTAAAGTCACCGAACGCCATGCATTTTGCTCCAGCTTTGGCAAGCGGGGCATAGCTGGAAGTATAATACGGGCGGTTCAGAATCAAGTCCGGTGTGCCAGCCTGTACCGACGGACTCCAGATATAATTTCCGGTGGTATCTTTCAGCTTCCGCAGAGCCTTTACCGTGGCATCGTTCAGCACCCAGACGCCTTTCTTCCGGTACGGAGATTTCACAGAATAAAACAGTTCAAAGACATCGTCAAAGGTGATGTTTGCCGTGCTGGTGGTTGCTCCGTTTTCTGCACCGCCGGTCGCATTGAAAATCCCTGTCGGCTTGCCCTTGCCGTCGCCTACGAGAAACGCTTCTTCTTCCTTTGCACCGATGCGGCGAGCAAATTCTTTTGTGATGTAGGCAGGCAAGTCAAAAGCGGCATCGTTCAGCAGTTCTTCGGAAATCTTGATGGCAGTGCCGACCTTGTATGCACTCAAGGAAGCCTGTCCAAAGGCATCATCCGAGAGCGTATAGGAGGCTTCTTCATCCATCCATGCCGCTTCTCCCTTGGAGGTGACAACCGGAATTTTGCGGTCGCCGGAGGCGGTCTGAATCACGGTTGCCAGTGTCCGGAAGAGGTTCTCTTCCTGCAAGCCTTCAATCAACTGTCGTTCAAACTCATCTGGAACAAGATAGCCGCCCTCAGAATCCGTTCCGACCTGCAAATCGTTCCGGATGTCGGTGTAATTCCGGTTGCGGATGCTGTTCCAGAAAGCGGTTTTGTAGGCATCGGAAGCTGTTCCGGAAGTCTGCTTCGGCAGGTTTGGAGCAGTTGGGGTCTGTAAGATTGCCTGAGAAGTTGGGCGGTTCAACTCTGCATCCAGCTGTTCTTGCCGTTCCAGCCGCTGGATTTCCTTGCCGTAAGCAACAATCTGTTGTTCCATGGCATCGTAGGTTTTACTATCCTCTTCAGAGAGCAGACCGCTGGCGGTGCGTTTGGTGTCGAGGAAATCACGGGCGGTGTCCCATGCTTTCGCTCTTTTTTCTCTCAGTTCCTGAATGGTCATGTTCATTCCTCCTTAATCTTTCAAAAGTGCCAGCCGCTTTTCCAGCTGGTCAATGGGAATCCCGATGGGAGCGACTGCGGAAAGTTTGTGCAACAAGGTGTTCTGGGTATGCTTTGCGGAATACTGCACGGGTTGTGGTTCGGTCTGCGTGGATGGAGCAGGGGAGTCTGCAAATAAAATCCCGTCCACCAGTCCCAGTTCCAGGGCTTTTTCGGCATTCATCCACGTTTCTTCGCTCATCAGCTGCGAGAGTGTTTCCCGGCTCTGGTGGGACTTCTGCACATAGGCGTTCAGGATGGATTCCTTGACTTCTTCGAGCATAGTGATGGTCTGTTCCATGTCTGCCTTGTTGCCATAGGCGAGGGTCATCGGGTCGTGAATCATCAGCATTCCGGTCGGGGAAATCAAAGTTTCATCGCCTGCCATTGCCACAACGGATGCAGCAGAAGCAGCGATGCCGTCAATCTTCACGGTAATTTTGCCGTTGTGGTTTCGCAGCATGGTATAAATCTGACTGGCAGCAAACACACAGCCGCCGGGGCTGTTGATCCAGACGGTGACATCGCCCGGATGGGCTTCCAGTTCTGCCCGAAACTGAGCAGGTGTGACATCATCTTCCAGCCATGATTCTTCAGCAATCGCTCCATTCAGGCGGAGTTCTGCCGGTTCGGCGGGTTCAGCTTCGTTTTTTACCCAGTTCCAAAATCGGTTCATGGTGTTTTCCTTTCTGTTGTTTGATAGGCAGCCCCTGCATCTTTCAGCTTCGTAAAGCTGCCGTTGACCAGATACAAGTTTCCGCCTTCTGCTTCTGGGATTTGGTTCATGTCTTCCAGTTCCCGGATGTCGTTGGTGGACATCCAGCCATTTTGTCGGGCAGTCGCATAGCCCTGCATACGAGAGGCATAGTCGCCACGCAGCAAGCCCTCTACATTGAACTTGATGCAATACTTGCCCTTTTCGGAATCGCAGAGCAAGTCTTTCTGTAGTCCCTGTTCCCAGCGGACAAGCCACGGGTCGAGGCTGTATTTCACGAAATCCAGTGACAGATGTTCCACGTTACTGAATGTTGCGTGGTCGAGGTCGCCAATCATATGCAGCGGCACTCTGTACATCCGAGCGATTTCCTCCACCTGAAACTTTCGGGTTTCGAGGAACTGGGCTTCATTGTTGGGAATGGAAATCGACTGGTATTTCATGCCCTGTTCCAGCACGGCGATTTTGTGGCGGTTGCCGGAGCCGTAGGCTCTCCGCCAGGCATCCCGTACTTTCTCCGGGTCTTTGACGGTGTTCGGGTATTCCAGCACGCCGGAGGGGGTCGCTCCGTTCGCAAAGAACGAAGAACCGAAGTCCTCGCAGGCAAGCGACAGCCCCAGCGAATTTTTCGCCAAGGCAATCGGAGAATAGCCAATCAGCCCATCAAATCCCAGTCCTGGGATGTGTAGCACGTTCTCTCTCGGCAGTACCAGCTCGCCGAGTTTCTTCAGGTTGGGGTTGGCATTTTCATAGCAGCTGTAGCGGTAAATCAAACGGTTTTTGTCATCCCGGTCAACGGTCATGCGGTCGGGGAGCAGGGGATACAGCCCGACGACTTCGCCCCGTCCATTCCGGATGATTTGGGCGTAAGCATTGCCATAAATCAGCAGATGGGACATCAGCGTTTCCCGAAACACAAAGCTGGTCATTTCCGGGTTTGGCTGGTCGTGGAGTAAAAAATAGAGCGGATGGTTGGGTACTCGCTCTTTTCCGGTGTTGGTGGATTGATAGACGTGTAAGGGCAGCTGGGCAACGGTTTCCGACAAGACCCGAATACACGCATAGACTGCTGTCAGCTGGAGGGCTTTCCAGTCGTCCACCTGCCGCCCACTGCTGGAGCGTCCGAAGTGGAACGAATAGGAGCGGCTGTTGTATTGGTCTTTGGGCTGCGGCTTGTCCCGACTGCGAAACGGATTTTTAAACGGCATAAACGCTCTCCTTTTTGGTTTGGGTAAATGACACAATGGTTTCCGAATACACAAGCCTGTATTTCTGTACATTTAGCGACTTGCAATTATTCGAGAAAAGAGGTAATATAACAGTACCGCAAGGGAAACCAAGCAAAAACAAAAAACGGAGGATGAAAAAAATGGAACGCATAAAAAGAGTGGTTATCACATGGGAAGACGAAAACTGGGAATACGAACTGGAGTTGACCGGAGCAGAGGCAGAACACTTCACCGAATCGGAGGCGGCTGCCTACGCTGCTCAGGATGCCGCCGAAAACGAAACGACCATGAAACGGCTGCTGGACATCGACATCGAAACCGAGGAACTGGACGACCGGGAGGCAGCCATGGAGGAGGCTGCCTACTGGAACGAATTTTTCTGGGAATGCGAGAGCGGTCGATAAACCGCTCGCAAACCTTTCATTCTGCACCGAGAGCCGAAAGGCTCTTGTGCTGGTGCATGGCTCGAAGGATCTGTTGGATTTCCGTTTCTGGAACGCCCAACGCTTGCAATGCCTGTCGGCTGCCGCAGTCGGGACAAATCGGGG